GCCTGTTTGCCGGCCCGGCCAGGAAAATTCCATTTCTCAACGAATTGAGAAACTTAAAACCTGTCTTAAACAGTTCGGACATATAATATATATGACATATAAAGCATCTCACTTCGAAAAGGAAATAAAACCCCTAGGGGTCGCTACGCGTCAGCCACGTAGTCTTCTAAAATTCACGCATTTTAGTTCGGATCTTTGGAGAGAGATCATACTCTTACTTTGGATGTTTGAAAGGCATAAACAAACATTCCAAAGTAATGTTTGAGCCTAATTCGGCACAGGTGAGCTATAAAATATCAAAGATGGTACATTGGTAAAGAACAAGAAATTAAAATCTGGTCCAATACTATGATATCTAGAGATATTTATAGCAGCACATAGTGTCAAATTGTTTGCGGGAGCTATATTAAAACTAATACGAGCTGCTTCTAAGTTAGTTCCATCTTGTGATGAACCTAATGTAGTAGCAGCAGGATCAGTAGTTCTAAACCTATATTTAGAATACATAGGATAATTAATAGATAATCCAGCTTGAGTGTTTTGATTAGTCACAGCACAACCTGCAGCACCACTCAAATAATTTAATGCAAAATTTGAAGCAGCACTCCGAGTTCCACCGGTACCCAAAGCTGTTGTTGTATAATAATTAGCTGCAGTAATTGCAGTATTAACACGATCAGCTTTCAAACAACCTAAGGCAATAGGAGAATTAACAACATAATGCCAAATATGAGAACCTCTATATCCACGAAAGCACCAAGCCATCCAATTATAATAAGTTTGGGAAACATAATTATAAGTAAAATTTGATGCGGGAGTAATCGTACCCTTAGCAGAATGGATACCATTAGTATCATAACCCAAATATAAGGGTTGATAACCATGATAATTAGTGATAATCCTAAACTGATTAGTAGTGTCGGATCCGATATCAGTAGTTAAATTGTGACAAGTACGTCGCAATAAAGTTCTAATGGATCCAACTCGTTCACCCATATAAACCAAATTACTGGAAGGATCGCGAGTACTAGATGATCCCATTTCAACACATTTTGGATCCTCATATGAAACCAAATCAGATTGAAATTGATAATCAATTAATTCATAAGAGTGATCTTTATGAGCTGGAATGGATTCAATATATAGTCCCTCTTCCTCTGAAACAAAAGATTGTAAATCATATGGAGTCACCGATAACGGTAAATTCACTGGATTTGCAAATTCTAAGTTTTCAGCACCACGAACAGAGACTAAAACACCTACTGTAGAAGTAGCTATAGGGCATGTTAAAATAGTTAAAACCTTAACAGTTAAATAACCATTAAAACATCTAGCATCAAAAGCGGATGCTCCAGAAGAAGTTCCAGCATTATAATATTGACTATTATAATTAGCGGAATTAGCATAAGTGGGACACTCTTGATACTCGGTAGCTTGTAGGTAAGGAACTCTAACTTCAATATCAGTTTCTTCAGAAATATCTACAACCTTCGTAAAAACTACATTAGAAGAATTACTCTGTAAAGAGACATCATTTGTTGGATCCCATTGAATAATGACACGACCTCTATGAAATCGTGAACATATAAAACGGAATCTAAATATAATATCTCCTCGCCAATGTCCGAACATAGCAGAAACATGGCCCATCGGGGTATTGTTAACTATATTCCGACCAGCTAGAGTAACAGAACTAGCATAGTAGGGACTCACAAAAGCTGTAAAAATATTATCATCTGTTGCATTTGATGTAGTATAATTAAATTGAGTAACATATGATTCTCTAGTCACCAAACTAGAAATAGCAAGTGGATCTTCACCGGACAAACCTGCCACGCGAGGATCAATTGTTAATTCATTTTTAGGATCTAATGTTAACCTTTCGACAGGTTGTGAAACATGAGGAGAAGCAAAACTATAAAAAGAAGTTGGTCTAAAAGGTTCAGCATCCGAAACTACAGGTACATTTGTAAAACCAAATAAGGATGCTACGCCAGATACAGCAGAAGCAATCATATTAGTAGCTTTAGCATATGGTGCTATAATAGGTGCTTTAGTTAACATACCAGCAATCTTAGCAACAGTTGTAGCTGGACCAGAAATTATACCATTACGTTCATTAAATTCAGATTGATATCGATAAAATCTTCGTGAGTTAATTAATTGATCTAAAAATTTAGATAATTCATCAGTCTCAATAGGAGATAAATCTCGAATTCGTGAATATATATGATGATAATTATAATCCTTATAAGGAGAAGGTTCAACTTCCTCTACAGGTGATTCATAACACTGCAATGCAAGACCAGTTGTTGTACCAACTAATCTAACATTTTCAGCCCATGCATAAACAGTAACAGTAACTCCTGAACCAGCAGAAGCTCCAGCATTGTCTAAAATACGCATAGAACTTAATGTTACAGTACCCATACTTTGAAAGTCAGCCCTTGTACCAACAGCTAACCAATTCTTATGATAGAAAAAAGGCAGAACCATTTCTCCACCTTGATTGGTTTGAGGAAAAATATAAATATGTGGTCTCTGAGAAGCTGGCATATTAAAGGCATCCATATCTGTATTTCCGGCTCTTAAACCGCCCCAAATATTTTCAGAATTAAAAGTGGTTAAAGGCAAGTAACTAGCAAGTCCAGCCCCATAATAAAAAGGGGAAGCATTAACTAAAATACGTATATGTAAATCACAGGAAATAAACGAATAATTATCCAACTTCTTCTTAACAGTGGTACTATTAAAATAATTATCCCACGGTTGAAAAGTTTGTGCTAATTTAGCACCCTCAGTCCAAGTATAGGCTTGGATACGAAGTGGCCTCTTTAAGAAATCAGCAAGCTCCGTTGAAGGCATATAATCGGAATAGTAAGAACGGTCGTTATTACCATCCATATCATAAACAACTCCAGGATTCTCATCAAGATACTCAACATTAATGTGAGTTTCTGATGAAGATACTGATACCTTAGCACCACCATGTTGTTCCTCAATATTTGTTTCATCCGATTGAGGAACATATCGAATAAAATGATGATTAGGCTCATCAATGCCATTATTTTTGTTTTGAATGTTATTTTGAGTAGGTAATTTAATAATATCATAGGAATACCCATTCCAAATGATAATTGTTATTCTTTTTGCACATCAGCTGAATGCATCTCTAAATAGAGATTTCGGGGAACGCCCTAGCAGATTACAAGACTATTATCCACTCTTTATTTATTTACAGATAAACATAGACTAATAAGTAACAGTAACTACAATAGACTAACATATAATGGTTTTACAAATAACAAATATTTGTGGAAGTTATGTTAAACTCCCAAATGTTGCGATGCTTTCCAAAACTCTTCCCTTAATTGGGTCCATTCTGGAAAGGTTGATGGTTCAATCCATCTTTCATATCCAATATTGTGAAGAGCTTTTTTAAGCATTTCACTTTTCTTATGAAAAACTTCTTTACCATACCAAAAATATTCACGGACGGCACTAGCAACAATAGCACACATTTGTTCTTGATTTGAGATAGTTTTAGACTTAACCCAAATCATCAACATTTTTTCAATAGAATTATGATCAAGAGGACAAACAAATGCACCTATATCAGAATCATATTTCCAAATTCTCTTTAAAAAACTGGCTTGTGATATATTAATATATGGTTCACTCTTGGCTTCTTTGTCAGCCATTGTATAAACAATTCCAACTTTAGCAAATTCTTCCTGTATAGCAGTATGATTAAACCATGGGGCATCATCACTGACTCCCATAATATTGTCATCTCCATAAGTCATAAGACTAACGTGATCTTTAAACAGAGCACATGAATGAACTGGTGACAATTTAACATAAACATAACGCATATATAAAGAATTGACTAATGAATTAATAATAACAGTTAAGGGATGACCAGATGGATTACTACCATAAAAACCTACAAGATCTCCAAAGAAATCTATAAGAGGAAAGGCAGTATCTTCAGCAATGCCATACATAATCTTTATATCCTCAGGAGTAAAATTTTCTGAAGCTTCATTAACCTTAATCAAGATTTTAAAAGCTTGTAAAATAACTGTAGACATCATAGCTTTATCATAATTCCCATAGTCTCCAGCAACAATTTTATTCTCTCCATGTTGGATTAAATATTTATAAATTTCCTCCCATTCAAGAGATTGAGCAATAGTTCCTGGGGCAGCTTCAAAAATAAATCTGTTATTTTGCAATAAACGGATAGATGATAAAAAGAATTTACGAACAACAATCGACCAGTCGACTGGAGCACCAGTAAAAACTCGTGTTTTACATTCTCTTATCTTTTTAAAAGAAACTGCTTCATCCTTAAGATGTGCACAGAAGTTTGGATGAGCTCTCTCACCCTTTCTATATTTCTCTATAATGGTATCTACACGATCCATAATCTCAGAATCAAATTCAACTGGATCAAGATTTTCACCACGAGCTGGTATAGATTTCATAAAAAATTTTTTACTCTTCTTCCATGGATTACCAGCGCTTGTATTTCTATTCATTTTATCAACATATGAAATTCCAGCACAGCCATTAACAGCAGTAAAATTGTCGTAAACCATGCATTGTTTTAATTCACC